AGTGGTGTATCACTTGTATCCCACCATTCTACTTTGAAAATACTAAACATTATGTCTGTCATTACTCATCATCTCCTTCGTCAGTCGTTCCTTCGAGTTGCTTTACGTCGGCAAGTGTGGTTTCAAGTGCGTCAAGCAGTGCATACTTCTTCGCCCAGTACACGTTAAGAAACTGCTTCACTTGTTGGCTTGTGAGTACGACAGGGAGTTCGATACTTTCAATTTCTCCTTTGTGCGATACCGGGTTGCCATCTTCTTCATCCACTTGCCATGCATAAGCAAATTCAACATTGAGTGTTAACTTCGTTCCATCTTCTTTGATACTGAGTATCCGCCATTTATACACGTTAATCACCTCACTATTACGTCGTATGCCAAGATAATGAAAGCTTCGTTCGGAGTCTGCGGGTCTATCATCGGTCCGAGTACGCTAACTTGTTTCAAATACGCTGTCTGACTGTTTACGGTAATGCTTGTCCCGAGGTTCGTTTCCACCGTGTTTTTCATAGTTTGCAAGGATGAAATATCCGGCAGGTTTGCGATATTCGGTGCAAAGCATTCAACCCAGACAGTTGCTTCTTGTAGCTGTTCACTATCTGTAGGTCGCACGCCTTTGTTGACGATACAGATTCTCTTCGTATTCCCTAAAGTATATTGCTTATAGACCGAATACCCTTTGCCGTTGAGTGCTGAATAGAAGCCTGTGAGTATTTCATTCAAGTACACGTCATTCACCTTCCTGCAAAAGTTCCTTGTATTTCAAATCCTTCCACTTCGGTAGTACGGTGAAGCCCCGAGCCTCGACAAACAATCCGTAATACATCCCGGCATAGATGACTAAGTCTAATTTGTGCTTCTCTTTTATGCTTGCAATTGCTATTTGCTCATTCTCGTTCGTTACCGGTCGTGTAGGTACTCCATCTTTTAGAATCACATAGTTAATGCTGTTTCTAAGGTTTCCGGTGCGGTCTTTGTAACTACCATGCAAGCGTGCCCAGTCGACTCCAGTAATTCCAACAAGTTCCATCCTTTTCATCATCTTTGGCAACGTTTTTTCTTCAACGTATGAAAGAAGTTTGCGTTCCAGTTCAAGACTGCTCATATAGCACCACTTCCGTATGCTTTTCGTACCTACGAATTTCAAACACGTTCCATTCGATACTCTCACCGATGAATGTGTCTGTCAATTCAACGTCCGCATCCTCTGGTAGAAACATCAACCGCCACTGTTTTGCCTTAATTGACTCTCCGATGATTTGCAAGTTCTCTGCTTTATACGGTTGCCAATCTTGTTTCTTTAGAGTCAAAAGCGTGTTTGTCAGTTCTTCTGTAGGGTCTCCATTTTCGTCTATGGTTACCGTCCTTCGGAGTTGGCATACTGTCATAACACATCACCAAGAATCTCTGATATTTGTACGTCTTTGTTCTTTGTTCTCAATCCATTTGCTACTTCTAAGAGTGCTTGTCTGTCGTATTTGCGAGACACCTCGCCTTGCGTGTAGTCCAACGACGTCGCTACTGCTTCGAGTAAATCTGCCATAGAGAGGTCTACAACACGTCTATCCGCATCTGCTTCCGGGTTTCCATGTTGTGCGATGATTAATTTCAGATCATCGTCGGTGTAATTCACATCTTCAAGCAGTCCCTTACAATATGTTTTTAGCAAAGCGAGGTTAGTCGTCGCCATTTGCATCACTCCTTACCAGTATGTTTCAAGCACGTAGATGTCAAACTTCGCAAACGTTCCTTCCTTAGTGATTGTTATGTACTCGTTTTTCGCATAGAAAACAGTCTCTAAAGGATGAACGAAAAGAAACGCCGTTGTGGTACTTGTGGCAGTCCATACAATATCGTACGGTGCATAATTTCCAACAATAGTAACCGTTGCCGCAGAGGTCGTTGCTATATCGAAGAACAAGACTGTATGTGGCTCAGTTATCCTTATGTAGACAGTATCGCTTGCCGGTGCACTTATCGGTGTTACTGTGTTGAACGCTTGCGGTTTCAAATAAGCACCAAATCCAACTGCGACGAATAAACATAAGAGTATGAATACGAGTTTCTTCGCCATATTAATCACCTTCCTATGCTTTCTTTGCGACTATACTAACGAGTGACTCCGGGTAGAACACTTTCGCACCAAAGAGTAGCAAGCCTTTGACTGCGTCCGCAAATCTCTTTTCTGGTCTGTATGCTTCAACCTTGTTGAGTTGCTGTGCAAAACTAATTGCCATGTTTGTACCTGCAAGAAGTACGCTGAAATCAACGTTGCTAATCTTCTTCGTTGGCAAATTGTTCGACATTAATATTCTTATGCCTGCGATTGTTGGTATTTCACCGGTCGACTTGTAGTCTTGGAACGCAAGCTTGTACTCCTCACTTTTCAAGAGCATAGCATGGAACCACGGTGGTATTACGAGCCATCTGCCCGCTCCCGGGATGTTGTGTGTGTCCATCTGCTCAACAATATCAACCACTAAATCATATGGGTTCTTGTTTCCCGCGCCCGTGCCAACTTGGTATCCTGCACCACTGTTATCAAGTTTCACACCTGCTTGTGCGTGCAATCCTGCGATGTACTTGTCTACTTCCTTCGCAAGAGCAAATGCTGCTCTACTCATTGCGTCGTCCATAGTCTTTGGGTTCTGTTGTGCGGAGTCTACATCGTCTACGTAGAAATTGAAATACTTGAACTGGTCTATCGTGAGGACGAGTTGCTCACCTGAAAGCTGTTGTGGTGCACCGATTTCGCCGTCTTTCGTATAGCTTCCAACAACTATGTCTCCAATACGATTGACTCTGACAGTGTCTCCGACGTTTCTAATTTCGCCTTCATAGTCGGTGTTTACAAGTTGCTTGAAAACAAGGTCTTCGTCAAGGTGTTTAAGTAGTCTCGCTGACCAAATTTCTGGTATAAAGTTATCAAGTGCCATACTTATTCATCTCCTTATCTTAGATTTTTTAATCTGCCTTCTTCCCAAAGTTTGTTAATCTGCTCTGGTGTCATGTTCTTTAACATCTCTTTGGTAATAGTTCCTTCCGGTTTCCCGGGTTGTGTTGGTAACTTGCCTTTTAGCTTTTCCTGTAGCATTGCTTGTGCTGTTTCATTGATTTGCTTTTGTAGAATCTCGAGTTTCTTCTGTATCTCTTCTTCTGTGCTACCGTCCACGAGCTCTGCTACTTCTTCACTAAGTCCTGCTTGCGTTACGAAGAGTTTCTTCTTCATGTTGAGGAGTTCTTTTTCTTTCATCTTCAAAAGTTCTTCGTACTGTGCTTTGGCTTTGAGTTCCTCCTCCTGCTGCTTCTTTTTCAAATTCTCTTCTCTTGTCTTGATAGCCTCGGTGACTTTCTTGTCGATAAGCTTTTGAAGTTCCTCTTTCGTTAAAAATTCATACTCGTCTGCGTTGATTCCAAGTTCTTTGGCTTTGTTGATTAGTGCGTCTTTCGGGTTTGCTTGCTGTGTTTCTTGTTTGTCTGCTTCCCACTGTTTCACTTCTGTTTCATCGTGCAGTACGTTCTCCGCCCCAGTAGTCTGTTGCATCGATACGCCCTGCTTGTTTTCCTCTGCCATACAATTACCTCCCTTTAGGTTTATTCGCCTGTTGCCCATGTGCATTTAGATTCTTGTGCGATACTTTACATCTGCCATCTTCCCACCTCCTTTACTCTACCATTGTTTCATCAATCGCGCTTGTTAGGAAGCACATACAATTCGGATGAGCGGGAGCTCCATCGTACGGTACTGCATTCGGTGGGTAAACACCTTTTCCAAGACCGACGTCCGTGTTCGCAAGTTGGTCGCAAATATCGTACTTGGGATGTTGGTGTGAAAGATTCCACTTTATGCCTTTGACAAAGTCAAGCCTCTTTGCGTTTTCTGTGTACTCTGCCCGCCACGCCCGTTGTATTTCTGTTCGTGCTACACGCATCGCATTGTATTCCATCTTCTCTTTCGTGTAGTTTGCAATTATTTCTGCTACCTTGTCCGGTTCTGCGTTCTTTATCATCTTTTGCACGTACTTCGGTATTTCAATGACCTGCTCATTCTTTGCCAGTTCCTCTGCCAGTTCCTTTGCCGAACGCCCAGAGAATACAGTTTCGAGTATCTTGTTCTTTACGAGTTCTTGCATTTGTTCTGCGTTTTTCCATACTCTTTGAGACAGTGTCAATCCGTTGATTCTGTAATTCATCCACGTGTTGTATGCTACCGGTCTGCGTACGTTTACAAGCGTCTTCACTTCGTTTTTTACTTGTCTTAGAATTCTGCCAGTTGCTGTGTTAATCATAAACGTTTTATTTCCAACCTTGATTTTTCCAGTTCCCAGTGACTTTTCCAAATCTAACATGAGTTGAATTATCGCTTGCTCTTCTGCCTTCTCTCCGTATGCTAGCAACATCGCTTCAAATTCCTTCGTGTGCTCTTCAAAAAGTTTCGCAAGTGCATCTGCTATTTCAGTGGGTATACGGTTTGTGATTTCTTTCCCCATCAATAACCTTTGCAAGTCTTCCAAGAATGGTACGAGAATATCGTGTGCGTACTTCTTTTCAAATTCCCCGAGTATGGGTTTAATCGGTGGTTGCGTTGCCATTGTCTACACCTTCATTCAAGCGGTACACATCGGGTGAGTTTTCCATCAGTTTGGCAAGTTCTTCGTCCGGGTTGTCAACATACGGTGCTTTTTTCAGTGCCGTTTCTTTTGTCATTAGACCACCAGTTACCATCATCAAAAGGTTGTTTATTGTTTCCGTTTCGTTTGTTGGCAAATTGACCGTGATTTCTATGTTCAAATCGTCCATATTGATTGCCTTATTTGTAGTCAATTCGTAGATTTTTGCGAGTAGTGAGTACCTTCTAAGCAGTCCATCCTTAAAGTTCATTGCCTTCTCCTGTGCCTTCACAAGTGAGACCATGTAGAACATCTTCAATGCCACACCAGACACGCTTGTCATTGCCTTAGGGTCGAAGAAAATACGTGGCAACATTGCTATATCGAAAAACGATTCTTTAAGTTTGTTATAGATCCAGTCACTTGCGTTGATGTTCTGATCCCACGTTAGATATTTTGCGTCTGCCCCTTTTTCAAAATTCAAGATCTTGCCTTTCCCTTGCAGGTTGTTCAAGCGCTGCCCAAATACGAGCAGAAGTGGGTCTCCGTGATACTTGTTCGTATCTGCTACATCAGAGAGCAAAGTTTCCATTTCTTCTACGATGCTCTGTAAATCTTCCAAGTCTGTTTTTATCTGCCGATGAAAAATGTCATTGACGTAAAACACAACCGGCAAGCCATAGAGATTTTCAATCATGCTTGTGGCTGTTCCATCGAGGAACTCCGTCGTCTGCTCACTTGTGAAAATCCGAGAGATGGTATGCTTCATCCCGGAGTAATCCATCTCGGAGTACTGCTCAGCAAAGTATTGCAACTCCATGTAGTCGTTCCAGAATGGTATTGCTGCCATGCCGTCGATAAGTCGCACACGCAAATTTCCTTCATCGTCAAAAAAGATGTGTTCAAATGCATTTCCAAAGACTGCCGAAGCTTCCAAAATCTCCGCATTATGCTTATCTATCTGATTGAACTTATGAAATT